ATTAGGTAGTTCCAAAGGACTCCATCGGTAGCATTCGCTTGAATGAATAAATCCCTATTTACTACATGGTCGGGGTCAATAAACTCACGAAACTCCATTGTCTGAATCCCGTTATCATATCCGCCCGTCACCCAAGCAATCTGACGGTTGTTTGAAGCATCCATGAGGTTGCTTGTGACGGCCACAATATCAAGGCTCAGAACTGCATCAATTCCCGCTGTAGGTTCACCACTTGAAGCCCACATAGAAAAGGACTTAATTTTCAGTCCATGATTGATTAATCCGTCTGACAGAATCAACTGCATCTTGATTTTACCATCAACAGGTTCTATTGAGCCTCTCAGACTTCTTGTGCGACATTGTTTCATCAGTTAGCCCCTCCTTTGCGAGCAATTTTACGGGCTTTGGCTGCACACCGCTTGAATCCACCCTGTTTCCAACATCCGTCCTTTTTCTTGAACTCAGATTGAATTGATTTGAATGCCCTGCCATATCGTTTTGAATATGCTGAGGCTTTTCTCTTGACCTTCTTCTCAATTCGGTTTTCAGCCTCTTCAATAATTGGCGTTGTAGCGAGCGCAATTGGAGCGGGAACACCTTTGGCCATCAGAAGACCTTGAATCATGTCGCAAGTCCTACAAGACACCCTTAGAGCCTCCTAATCATTGTTGGCTCAATGCTAGTGCCATCGCTGCACTTTGTGTCATGGTTTCCACTGTGCATTCCATTACAAGACTGACATAGACTGAACCTGTGAAGTAGGAAGTTGCTTCACCGCCCAAATACAAGGACTCAACCGCTACAAGATAGCCATTTCGCCATTCGTGCAGATTGATTCCGTTCTCGTCTGATACATTGGATGCAAGGTTTCCTGCATTGTTTTTGTTGCTCATGTGAACACGACCTGAACTGACAACAGCACGATTTGAATCAAGCACTGTATCAGCCTGAGATTGTGTGCATAATTGCCACTGTGCAACTCCTGTTTCACCGATGGTTATCTGAGAACTTGTGCCTGTTGAATCTGAGTATGTGACTTGGATATTGTGTATTCTGAGAACTGATTTCCCAAGAGCATCCACATATGCTCCCAAGTCAATTTGACCTTCGTCATATGTGCTTGTATTTCCAATGTTTTGCGTCGCTCTAATGAAGAAAGAATCCGATTTCGCCATATGGGGTTTCCCTATCCACTGTTAATATACTACTTTGTCCGACATATACTTGAGCGCCGTCGGTTGTAGTGGCCTGTATTGTAGTGCAGTAGGCCACTTCTGACAATTCTTGGCATCCCGATTCCATTAATAACGAATCAATTCATAGACTGACGAGGATTAGAGAGGTCTGATGGCTAAACGAAAATGCCCAATATGCGACGGTGAATTAACCACCCGATATTATCTAAGTTCAACACCAAAATACATCGTTAAATGGTGTCAAAATTGTGGGCTTGAAAGACTCAAAACTTGGGTTGGTGATTTCTGAATGTCACGACGAAGAAGTTCGGATAAATGTATTCCAATTTCCGTCGCTTTGCCTCTGAGTTTGGTGATGAAATTAGACCAAGAATTATCAATAAATCAAAGTCGCTCCAAATACATTCAGAAGGCAATCCACAACCGACTAAATGAAGTCCAAGAAAATGCAATTTCCGAGCGTTCAACAAGGCAATTAATGGCGGCGTTATCAATGCGTTCAGATATTGACGAATCGCTCAGAATGTTGCTCATCGGATTGTTGAAATAAATCGTCTGCAGCATTAATTCATGTTGCCAATTGTATGCAACAAGAATAATTCTTGTGCGAATGCTTCAGTTTTTTTAATGAACTTTTTTGATTCTTTTTTATTTTCTAAACGATGAACTGAGAAGAAGCGACTTAGATCCAAAAATCCAGCTCCAGGAACTTTTTCAAATTTCCTTGGATTGCCAACATGAATGAAGACGTCCTTTTCTGACATCGATAATTTTTGCAGAGCCAAAAACTCTCAATCTTTGCCTACAGACTGTTGAGTTTCTTTGATGATTTGGACAATTGCTTCATCATCTGACAACTCATATTCATCGGCAATAATTAGGTAGTTCCAAAGGACTCCATCGGTAGCATTCGCTTGAATGAATAAATCCCTATTTACTACATGGTCGGGGTCAATAAACTCACGAAACTCCATT